CGTTGCAGAGCAGCTTGCAATGACCGACTTGCAGATGCGTCAGGCCGAGAGCCAAGCCAACTTGCAGATGAAGTCTAACGAGATGCAGATGAAGCAGCAGTCGGCTGCGGTAGAGGCTCAGACCAAGATGGCAATGGATCAGCAGAAGATGCAGATGCAGATCGCTGAGTTGCAGGCGAAGCTCGCTGAGATGGACGCCGATAAGAAACTCAAAGAAGCGCAAACCTATAAGACGCTGGAAGAAGCGCGCGGGTTGGATCTTGAGAACGACGGCACTGAGACAGGCGTGGTTGATCTGCTGACGGAGCAACTGCGTGGGTAGTAAGCCAAGCCTTGCAAGCCTCGTTGTAGATTACAAGCGCAAGAAGCTGGACGCGGTTCACGGCACTGGCTATGAGTTTGACGAGTTTGAGCTAGGCGTTAACCAAGGCACGCACGGCCAGATGTACGGTGAAGGCATTTATGCGTCTACAGCCGACGAAATTGGCGGTAACTACGCGCCTCGCGATTTAGACCATGAAGAATGGATGATGTCGCAGTACCAGGCGGCAGATGGCGACTATTACTTGATGGACGCTTGGGAACGGGCGCTGTCGCATGAGACACCTTGGTCGATGCGCGAGATGGCAAATGACCCTGACATTGATGCGGGTACACGCGAGGCGTATTTAGAGGTTGCACAGGCGCTATCGGACAACCCTCCTAAAAAAGGTCACATGCTGCGGTTGGAGATCGACGCCGACGCTGGTGAACTATTGAACTGGGACGCGCCTTTAAGTGAGCAGCCAGAATTCGTGCAGAACGCGGCAGCAGGCATGGGTCTGCCAAGCAACCCGAAGGGTAAAGACATTTACTACCGCATGGTAGACGCAAGCACACCGGCACAAGAAGCGCCGACTAAAATACGCCAAGCCCTACAAAAGATTGGTGCAAAGGGCATTACTTATAAAGAGCGCAACTCAGCAGACGCGCAGAACTATGTGATCTTTGACCCCAAGATTATTGAAATAGCCGAACGATATGCGATGCCGGTTACCTATGTCGGGGCGGGTGGGTTAACGGCTTACACGGCGCTATCGGCTGAAGAGACTCAGGCAGCTTTGCCGGGTAAGCCTGCAATGTTTAAGGGCAAGGACGTAAAGACTCTTAGCCCTGACGAGTTCGCGGCGTTTGGCAGAGAATACGGCGTTGAAAATCTTGGCCCGTTGTCTAAAATAGAGAGTGTTGGAGACAGTGGGCAGTCAGTGGCCGTGCCTGGCGGTCTGGAAGGCGAATTTACTTACGCTGACCTGATTTGGTTAAAAGCAAACCCGATTGACCCATCTCAACTCGACAATGGAACGAGGATCGCGATCCAGAACAAAATGGTTCGCGCCGTGAGTCCTGCACCAGGGAACGAGTTGGACGTCTTCAACCGCTATGTATTTGGGATGTTAAGCCCAAACCAGCCTTTGACCCCTAATGAATTTGAAGCAGCCGCGCTCCGAGTAAGATCGCAGGACGACATTGATCGGTTTGCAAGTTTTATTGATTGGGAACCTGGCGAGAAAGTAAGCAAAGAACGTCGAAAAGCTGCTGAAACAAAGATGGCAGAGTTCTTTGAGACTCAGGCCGGTAGTCGTGGAGGTATGGGCCTCAAAGGATCAGCCGATTACACCAATCTGGCCGAGTTCGCCAAGCTTTATAAGAAAGACCCCAGTTGGTGGACAAAGAACGAAAGCGAAAGCTGGATCGACTTCGTTGAGCGCGTGCAGACACAAGGTCGCGGTCTAAGCAGTAAAGTCGCATCTTTTTCCACCGTATGGCAAGACCCAGTCAACGCAGCCATCAGTGCAATAGACCGGCACATGGCGCGGGAGTTCATGCCCGAACTGTTCGCGACTAAGAAGTCACGCAAGCAATTTGAACAAGGTGTTGTTAAGCGATTTAACAGCATGGTGGACGAAGTCAGGCGAGCAAAAGACGACCCAGAAGCAATAGCGGCGTTAAAGAAAAAAGGGTTCCCAATCGGCGCTACTAGCAAGGTGAAAAACCTAGATCAAGTGTTTGGTCAGCGTGGCGGTGATGCGGTGTTTATGGAACGCATTATGAGTTTGTTAGGGGCAAAGTCGCCTAAATACAGGCTTAAAACGGGAGAAATAAACCCTAACCTTCCAGAAAACCTCAAAAACACGGAATTCCTGGTAGAGCCAGAAACGGCGCAAGTAGTTGGTGATGCATATCGGCGGGCGCTTACTGAAAACGAGCGCATCGCTGTTGATAACGGTATGCACTTGTTTAGCCAGCAGTGGATGCTGTGGGACAACATTCGGCGGCGATTAGAGCCGCATGAGGTAATGTTCCCAGGCTTAGAAAAACTGCCGCCAATGAGTAGGAATCAACTGGAATCGGCGCTATCAGAACATAAACAAGCAGGCTACATGAACTCGTCAAAAGAGTTGGTGGCAGACCCTGTGACGGGCGAGCTAAACCCTCGGATGAAGCCGACTCGACCAATGGATTATCAAAAGGCAATGTATTACACGGCGGCAGGCGGTGTTGGATTAACTCAAGCCGATAATTTATACGCCGAAGAAATACCCAACATGCAGGCCGTAGCGCAACGCGCGCAGACGTTCTCATTGAACCGCGACAACAAGAACAGAGCATGGACGGGCCTTAAAGACGCGGTGGGCAAGATGACCCAACCGTTTCAGCCGTTAGCGGAGTTCGTGGCACACAGTGCAGCGGGGATGGGTTCTGGTTTAGTTGGGTTTGCAGGTCATGGCGGTGGCGGTGACTTGCAGAAGGACTTTGGAACGCCTTATAGCCCGCAAGCGGTAGAAGACATGAGGGCGTCAATTCGTGGCGTACCGGAGCAAATTGGGTTTGGCCCAATGGATGACAACTCGTATCAGCGAGCGTTGAACGATGCGATGGGGTCAGTTGCCGACACGGTGACAAGCAATCCGGGTTATCGCGCATTTGTCGAGCCGATGTTGCCTGACGCTGCCGAATTCTTAATAGACCAATACCAGCAAGAGCCGCCGCATTATCAAGATGCGCTGAGTGGCCTTGGCGAGTACATAGGAAACGCAATTCGATGAAACGAGGCAATTCAATAGTTAAAGGTAAAGACGCAGAGCAGTTGCTAGAGCATCCGCTGCTGCAAGAAGGTTTTGATTCAATTGAGAGGGATGTGGTTAACGCTTTGGCTTCTACCGGGCTTGTGTCCGGCGAATATGACGAGGCGTTAGAACTGGTGCGCACGCTCCAGGCAAACCGTCGATTGAAGAAAAAGCTGTGGGAATACGTTTCACACGGCAAATTGGAAGCTCGCGCCGAAGAACAGCGGGCAAAACAAAATAGAGGTCGTTGACCTCATAAAAGGAGAATGAAGTGGATACCCCGCAAACGGATTCTACAAATTCTGTCGACATCGCTACCGAACGCTTTATGCAGAGTTCTGTTTTTGGTGACGACGAGGGAACAATCCAAGAAACAGAGGCGCAAGCCCCGGTTGAGGACGACGCCGAAGTCGAAGAAGTAACAGAGGAAGCAGAAGCAGATGTAGAGACTGTCGATGAAGACAGCGACCCAGAGGAAGTCGAAGAACCGGCATCCGAGGAAGACGAACAACAGGCATCTTATGAGAGCCTGGCTGACTTTGCCGAGGCGCTAGACGTTCCCATTTCGGAACTTCTAACTACCGTGAAGGCGCAAATAAAAGTCGACGGCCAGACGGATGAGGTCACCCTGGACAGTCTGATCCGAGATCACCAAAAAAGTAGACATTTTCTCAATAAGGCGAATCAGCTTGCCGAAGAACGCCGACAATTTGATGCGGAAGTCACGGAGAGACAACAGCAATTTGAGTCATCAAACGCTCAATCTGCGTACATTCTCAACACACTAACCGCCGGGATCACGCAGCAAATGCAAAGCCCAGCCATGAAGCAACTACGAACGTCGAACGTCGCAGAGTGGAACGCTAAACGCATTGGCTACGAGGATCAGTTGAAGGCTATTGAAAAGCTGAGATCAACCGCTGCTGCGAAATATGACGCGACTAAAGCGCAGATTGCCCAAGACCGTCAAACTCGCATTGCAGAGCAGCTCGTTGGTGAAGCTGAACGATTAGAAGAAGTGATACCGAACTGGAACGAGACAACCCGGAATGAAGTAACGACGTTTCTCATGCAGGAACCCGATTACGGATTTACCCCGGAGCTTGTTAACAGCATCCACGACCATCGCTATGTGCGAATGGCTTGGGAGGCTATGCAGTATCGAAAGCAACTTGCCAGTGCAGGCGAAGCGGTGAAAACCGTGAAGAAGGCACCCAAGGCGCTCACTCCTGGTAAACGTCAGACACCAAGAACCAATCAGCAAAAGCAAGTAAAGGCACTACGGGGCCAATTGCGCAAAAGCGGAAATGTTAAGGACGCAGCAGCATTATTAGAGAAAATTCTTTAGAGGAATCTAATCATGGCTCAGTCCACCAATACGCTAGATCGCTATGACCTAGCAACCAACGGTGACAATGCTCGCGAAGATTTAAGAAACATCATCAGCGACATTTCACCTACCGACACCCCGTTCCAATCTTCAATTGGCCGGGATAAAGCAACCAACACATATACCGAATGGCTTATGGACAGCCTTGCTACAGCGTTAATTGGCGCTCCTGCTTAGGAATAGGCAGGCAAACAGACGGTGAACTCAGGGAACCTCTCAAGCAGACAATCCTGATCCAAGCCTCAATAGAGGAAGGTGCAACGATCATCCCGAAAGGGAGTAGGGCCAAGTGGCCCGAAGCGCCGTCTACCCAGACCGGGTAAAGATATGATCTCAACTGTGTGGCGACACGCAGCAGCCTACGGGCGCTGACAGACTAACGACCTGTCGGGAAGGTACAGCAAGCAGCAACGCTCACATAGACGGTGACGAGTTCTCAGGCGACGCCCTGACCACTCCAGCCCGACTCGGTAACTACTGCCAGATTTCACGCAAAGACCTAGTGACATCACGCCGAGCTAACATTGTTAACAAGGCGGGTCGAAAGCAGGAAATGGCGTACCAGCTTGCAAAAGCCGGTAAGGAAATCAAGCGCGATGTTGAGAGCGTACTGTTAGCCAACCAAGTTGGTGCATCAGGCTCTAGCAGTGGCGCTAGTACAACAGCAGGCTTACCAGCCTGGATTGGTGTCGCAGTTTCATCTGAAGTCGACAGTGGAAACACAGACAGAGGATCAGGTGGAGCAGACCCAGCGTTGTCCTCAACTAATGACGGATACCCCGGTACAGCAGCTACGGACGGAACGGCTCGCGCGCTGACCGAAGACGGCTTGTTGGGTGTTATCAAGTCATGCTACATCAACGGTGCAACCCCCAACGTCATTATGATGGGGCCAACCGTTAAGCAGCTATTCAGCAAGTATATGTTCTCTAGCAGCAGCCGAATCGCGACCCCTTACCAAGACTTTGGTAAGAACACTCGCGACGGTGTTGGTGTTGTGGGAGCAGTAGACGTATACGTTAATTTAGGCGTAGCCGCATAGGAATATGCGGGCAATAACGTGGTGAACTCAGGGGACAACTCTAAGAGTCAATCCTGATCCAAGCCGAGAAATCGGAAGGTGCAACGACTATCCCTTACGGGAGTACAACCAAGCGGTTGGAAGCGCCACGCACCCAGAACGGGTGAAGATATAGTCTCATCTCTACGGCGACGTAGAGCAGCCGAAAGGCGGGGCCAGTTTAGCGAACTGGTTTGAAGGTTCATGCTCAGATTTCGGTGTACTTGATGTGGTTCCTAACAGGTTCCAACGACAAGTATCGTCCGATTACACTGACGTCTTCGTTCTTGATACTGAATACGCAAAGGTGGCGTACCTCGACGATTACCGTACTGACGTTATCGCTAAGGTAGGCGACGCCGAACGCAGAATGCTGTTGGTTGACTATGCATTAGTTATAGACAACCCCGGCGCGCACGGCATCTTTGCAGACGTAAATGACGACACTGCAATGACTGCAAGCTAATTAATTAGCGCAGTGAGAAGGGGGCTACGGCCCCCTTTTTTTATGGGATTTTTATGAAGAAAGTAATCCAAGACCAGCTATGGAACGGCAACGTCAATCGCGTTTATACGGATGGCGATACGGTGATTTCCGAGGACGTAAAGCCTGCAAAACAGGTGCAAGCAATCCTCGACAGTAACGCAGAGTTGCGTAATCACGCCGTTATTAACAAGCAGGCGCGTGGCCGATTAGTAGCACGCATCCCTGACACCATGCATAGGGAATGGAAGAAAGAGTGGCAGACCAAGTACCGGCAAGATTGGACTTGGCGCACCTATCTAAGCATGAAATTAAACAGCCGAGAAAACAGCTATCTGAAGCTGATTAACGGAAAAATCTGATGACCACATACGCAACGCTTAAAAGCGACATCACTGAGTACATGGCTCGCAGCGACATCACCGACGCGCTCAAGGCGACGTTTGTGCGTCTGGCCGAGGCTGAGATTCGCAGAAGCGTGCGTATTGGTGCGATGGAAGTGACAGACACCTCGTTTGCAGTGAGCAGCCAATCGACTGCGCTGCCTACCGGGTTTATCGCAATGCGAAGCCTGTCAAACAACACACAGAACAAGCGCGAAATGGACTATCTGCCGCCTGCACGATTGCGCAGCAGTAAGGTAATGGACATCGGCTCGCAGACCCCAACAGCGTACACAATCGAAGGCACCAACCTGGTTGTGGCCCCAACGCCCAGTGCTGGGACAACGCTTACGATGGTGTATTACAAAGCCTTTGATGCGCTCTCAGCGGACTCTGACACCAACGTGCTGTTATCTACCTATTACGACGTTTACCTCTATGGCGCGCTTAGAGCGGCGTCTGAGTGGGCGTTAGAGCCTGATGCCGAGGGCCGTTATACGCAAAAGTTTCTGGCCGTTATTGAGCAGACGAATCAAGAGGAACGCTGGTCGAGGGTGAGTGGTTCTGCATTATTCAGAACCGGCGGCATGGGTACACCATGACCAAGATGATCTTTGGCGAGTGGTTGCCAGATCAACCGGCGCTCGATAATCCGGGCGCGACCATTGCTAAGAACGTGCTGCCTTATGTGCGCACTTATGGCTCGTTTAAGAGTCTGCAATCGTTTTCTACTGCACTGAGCGCGGCGTGTGTGGGGTCTGTAACCGTCAAGGACAGTGCGGGCACCATCCATAACCATGCGGGTTCTGGCACTAAAATAGAGGCGTTATCGGCCACTAAAACGTGGGCCAATATCAGCAAGAGCGGCAACTATGTCGGTGCCAGTTCTTGGCGTTGGGGCCGGTTTGGTGATCGCATGATCGCTGTGGCTCCGGGGATTGCTCCGCAGTATTACGACCTAACAACATCCAGCACTTATTTGGATTTACCTGGTTCGCCGCCAAAAGCCGAAAGCATTGCGACCATTCGTAACTTCTTGGTGTTGGGCAACATCAACGACGGTTCGCCAAGGCCGAACCGATTGAACTGGTCGGGCTATAACAATACCGAGCTATGGACTGCGAGCATTGCTACGCAGTCAGACACAAGAGATTTAGAGGGCGACGGTGGCGATATTCAAGCCATCGTTCCAGGAGGTTACGGCGTCGTGTTCCAAGAGAACTCAATATGGACGATGACGTATGCAGGCCCGCCGACGATATTTAGATTAAACGAGGTCGAAGAAGGTCGAGGCACGCCAGCACCCGATAGTGTGTGTTGGTCAGGATCAACGATCTACTACTTGGGTCAAGACGGGTTTTATGCCTTCACCGGCCAAGGCTCGCGTCCGATTGGCGCTGAGAAGATCGACCGCTGGTTCTTTGAAACCGCAGACGAGAATTCTGTGCGCTTTGTGCGCGGTGTTGTTGATCGACGTAACCGCATGGTCATTTGGTCGTTCAGATCAAGCAGCACGCTGGACTACAACGATTACCTGTTGATCTACAACTGGGCTGCGGACAAGTGGTCGTACTGCCAGGTCAACACTGAGGTGATCTCTGAGTACCTGACAACGGACTACAACCTTGACCAATTAGACACGCCACTGCCCAACGGCATCGATACCGATTCGATCCCCGTCGACTCCGAAGCGTTTAGAGGTGGTCGGGTGTCTATGGCCGCGTTTGGTACAGACCACAAGATGGGTACGTTCAACGGTACATCGCTTAACGCCGAGCTAGAGACAAAAGAGATCGCAGACCCTAGTGGCAATACGTTGGTGCTTACCGGCGTCAGGCCGTTAGTGGATGGCGCAAGCGCGACAGTGACAGTGCAGAGCGGCACGCGCACAAACCAGAACGAGAATTATCAGTATGGCTTGTCTCAGGCGCAGAACACGCTGGGCAAGATGAGTTTTAGAAACAAGGCGCGGTATCACCGCATTAGGGTCAACACGACGGGCGAGTTTAACGACGCCTTTGGTGTGGATATTGACGTATCGCTTGGAGGCAAACGGTAATGCCGGGTAGCAACAATACAGAAGCAGAAGACGAAGACGACAATGTAAATCCGTATGCCGGTAGCCCAGAAGACGTCGCCGAATACATTGAAAAAAACAACATCCCCGGCCCTGTCTGGATGGAAGAAATCGCAGATGCAGATGATTTAGCAGCAATCCAAGACGCGCTTGCGAACATTGCCAACCAGCCAACTGTGGAGGCGCCTCCCCAACAAGGGCCACCGTTGCCTTCCGACTATACGCCACCAAGCGTAGGCGCAGCGCCACAGCTTCCGTCGACAGGTGGCACAACAAACCCTTATACGCCGCCACCAGTTGTTGATCCGACAGTAAATCCTGACGTTGATTCAAATGTGATACCGGGATCGGGCAGCATTTATTCGGGAAGCGTGGGCGCAGGTTTTGGAACCTTTATTCCAATAAGCGCAATTCAAGGCCAGTTAGATGATCTGCGGCAGGACGATCTTGATGCTTATAACGCCATCATGGGCAACGTAACGCCTACTGGAACCGTGGAAATTAATGAAGATACGTTAGCGGCAATTGAGGCAATGCAAGGGTATGCAGATGCGCCGGGCCAAACAATCGCAGAGAAGCCCGGAGAAGTAGAGGCAACGCCAGACACTAACCCACAGCTACCAGCCGACGAACAGGATGTTAACAGCACGGTTGCCCAACAACTCCCAGACGATTGGGAGCTAGACATTAAGCTGATTTTGGACGCTTTAGAGTCGGGTGATGAGGCGGCAGCGGCACAAGCCATTGCGAACGCTCAAAATACAGCAGCGACACAAAAGGCAGTTGCAGATGCGTCTACTACAACGCAAGAGGCCGTAACGGGCGCTGCGGGCGAAACGCAAGAAGTCGTGACGACTACAGCAGGCCAAACGCAGGATGCGGTCAGTGGAGCAGCAGGCGAAACCCAAGACGTTGTAACAACTGCCGCTGGTCAGACGCAGGATGCAGTTAGTGCGGCAGCAGGTGAGACACAAGATGTTGTGACGACTACTGCGGGAGAGACTCAAGACGCAATTGCTACGTTGCAAGAAGCAATTAACGCAGGTGCCTTAACCTTTGAGGAATTGGTTGCGTCTGGCTTCTTAGACGTTACCGAAACTTTTGCCGATACCTACGAGGATTTAGCGACACAGATAGAAACCGGCCAGACAGATTTGGCAACTGCTATTGATAATGGCCTTGCGTCAGTTAACACCGACATAGCGGATCAATTTGGCGACGTTACAACTGGCTTAGAAGGCGTTGCGGAGGGTGTCACCGAGACACAACAAGCGGTAGAAGATACTGCCGGTGAAACGCAAGCGGCGGTTGGGGAAGCGGCGAGCGAGACACAAGACGTCGTTACGACAACGGCTGGCGATACGCAAGACACGGTAACGACCACTGCCGGTGAAACGCAGGATGTGGTCACCACATCGGCGGGCGAGACTCAGGATGTTGTCAATACGGCGGCTGGAGAAACCCAAGACGTTGTTACTACCGCAGCAGGCGAAACTCAAGAGGCCGTCCAGAAAGCGGCTGAAACCACTGACGAGGCGATTAAGACATTAGCCAGTGCAATGGGCGTCACTCAAGACGAGATCAAAGAAGCCGTAAACAACGGCAACACTCAAGTGATAGAGGGTCTGGCTGAGATTGAAACCTTGCTAACGGAAGCGGACAGCGCCATAGAAGCCGTGGCCGAACAAGTAGGGCTGACCGGCGAAGAACTGACCAAGGTGATCCAAGACGGTGACGCATCAGTCGTGCAAGGATTGGCAGATATAGAAGCTGTTTTAGATCAGTTACCAGAACCGATAGCCGAAGCGTTGGAGCCGTATTTTACTGCTCTTAGCGAAGGTATAACGACGCTAACCTCAGACCAAGAAAAAAGTCTGCAAAGCATATTGGAAACGCTTGGTGAGATGAACGTGCCTGTTGTTTCGGCTATTGCTGATTCTACGGCTGACACTATTGGGGCAATAACAGGCGTCAAGGACGTACTTTTAGGAATGGGCGAAGCGGTGTATGACCGCCTTTTCAAACCTAGAGAGCCAGGGGATGCGATAACCGCAGATGAATACGCCGCAGATTTAGCGGGCGCTGCAAGCATAGATCGAACTGGCGCTGGCCTTGGTAGTGGTGGCTCAAGCGTCATAGGCGGTACGGGCAGTGGCGGCACAGGTGGTGGGTCTGGTGCTGGCAGTCGTGACCCGGTAAACATCACCGATTACATATCGGTAGATAACGACACACAAACGGGATCGGGCGGCGGGAACGTCAGCACTGATCCTACGAGCGGAGAAGGCGCGCAGAGCAATGCGTTCACAAGGCCGGTGCCGATTGCTAACCAAGAGTTGTTTGGTGGCTATATGGGCCAAGCGCAGCGTCTCAGCGGTACGTTAGACACTTATCCGCAATTGCAGCGGCAAGCGAGCGAGCAGTATGGCGCACAAGTCGCGTCAGAATTTCCAGCCCTCAATCAAGATCAGCAAGGCGCATTTGCGCAATACGTTACCGCGAAGGTGCAGGCCAAGGCAGGCATTGGGCAAGACCCTGGCTTCTTGCCATACGACATATACAACAAAGTTGCCCCGCGACTGTCTGAGGTGCTGGGCGACATTGGTTATTACCAATACTCAAGCGGTCGTCGCATCCCCGGCTTTATGAACTATATGCCTGACTATCAGGACTCTATGTTTAACCGCCAGGACATCGGCACTGATCCGCTTCCGGGCGGGCCTCCACCAACGCAACCTGGCTTCGTATGACAAAAGTTTTTGCGGTTTCCCCGCAGCACTTACCGGCGGTTTGGCCTAAAGCCAGCGAACAAATTGAGCGCGCTAACAATATAAGCGAGACAGGTTTCACGATGGACGATCTGCGTGAAAAGATCGCAGATGGTCGCAACCAGCTTTGGGTAATTGATAACGGCGCGGCGTCAGCGATTACGTCTGTTGTGAGTTATCCACAGCACAAGTGCGTGAAAGTGACGTATCTAGGCGGCGACAACATGAAAGATTGGTTCGTTCCGTTTGTTGAAAAGATCGAAGAATTTGGGCGCAGCCAAGGCTGCAAGTTTATTGAAACGGCTGGGCGTAAGGGGTGGGAGCGTATGTGCAAACCACTAGGCGCAAAACTTGAATTCATAGTTTTAAGAAAGGCACTGTAATGACAGATTTTTGGGAAAAAGACGAAGGCAGCGAGGTGCAAACCTCATTAGCCGGTTACATCGAACCGTATGCAAAAGCCGGTATTGCTGGGGCGTCTGAGCTGTATCAATCAGGTGGCCCACAATTCTACCCTGACGCAACTTATACACCGTTTGCGAACCAAACCGAGCGCGGTTTGCAGATGTTGGAGAATCGCGGCACGCCATCGCAGACCACAAACCTTGGCACGCTGGTAGACAATACGCTTACAGGCGACTACCTCGATCCAACAACCAACCCGTACCTCACGCAAACGTATAACCAAGCAGCGGGTGAGCTAACGGATACGTTTACAAATACAGTGTTGCCCGCTCTATCTGCGCAGTTTGGCGGTGCAGGCGGTTCCAACTCACAGATCCAAGGTCAGATCGCAACTAACGCGGCAGGCAAGCTGTCTGACTCATTAGCGAAGTTGCAGACCAACCTTTACGGTCAGAATTATCAAACGGAGCGTGCGCGGCAGATGCAAGCCGGGGGCATGGTGCCTATGTACAACCAAGTCGCGCAGCAGCCAATTATGGATCAGTTGCAAGTGGGAAGTGCTGTCGAAGGCAAGGCGCGTGAGGTGCT